TACCTATGCCAAGATTTCCTAAAATATAACTCGGATAAGAAGCGTGTGACGAACCGCTTAAATTAATATTTTTTGTACTACCATCTTGATATAATTCTAATTTACCTGAATTAAATGCAAGGTCATCTCCACCCAACACTGCAAGTAAATAACCACTATTTGATATTTTAAAAGCATCCGTATTTGTATTAGTGGACATTGCAGTTTTAAGATGCAATGGTGCTGTAGGCGAGTCTGTGCCTATGCCAACTCGTTGATTTGCAGTGTCAAAAGTCATTACATCAGCAGAATTAGCAAAACTATAAACACCTAAAGAATTGCCGTCAGCTTTTTGATAAAAGGCAGTTTTAGCAGTACCACTAACTGCAAACCATAATTCAGCTATATTAGCACCACTATCTAGAACAAGTTTAGCTCTTGAACTACCTGAGTTTTTAATTTGCATGACTGTTTCAGCACTGCTTCTAACATCCAATTGTGTACTAGGCGAGTCTGTGCCTAATCCCAATCGACCTGCGGAAGTAACAGTCATTACTTCTGTTGTTGTAGCTCTGAGATTTAAAAAGTCTCCACTACCATCATGCCTTATATCTAAAACAGTTCCACTAGAAGAAGCATTATCAAGCTCTAATGTAACTAACGCTCCTGAACCAGTACCACTATGATTAGCATTATTGTAAACATATAAAGCTGTACCTGAATCCGTTGTCGTGATTTTCATTTTGCCATTGAGCATCTCATCATAAGTAAAACTACCAGCACCCTCAACTTTAAAATCTCCAGTTATTACTAGGTCACCATCTACTGTTCCCCCACTCGCTAATCCTGCACTAATATTACTTATCATGCCTTTTAACATTCTACAATCCTAACCGCCCCAGTAGCTGTTGAAGTCGAATTGTAATTAAAATAAATCGTATTGCCCAAACCTCTTGGAACTGTAATAAATGTTAATGTATTTTTGGGAAGCAATAAATCATTTGATGCGTTTACATCTGTTCCGCTAGTCGCAAAATTAAAATAGATCTCAACCGCGCTATAAATTCCAATAGTTCCACTTGATGCTTTTAATGCTAAATGCGTTGAATTATTTACGTTAGCACTTGAACCAGCGGTTCCTGCGCTTGCAACTGTCCATTCTCCTCCAACTGTTGTGTTTAATGCTTCTTGTACTGAATAAGTGTGTATATCTGCCATTTTCTCTGCCTCTCTAAGCTATGGTTAGCGTGAATGAGTTATAATTACTACTATAAATTAAAAATAAAGGTAAAGTTTTTGAAAGTACTACTTCTTAGATTTCTTTTTCTTTTTAAATATATGTTTCTTAGCTCCAGAATACTCCATATCATCATTTTCTGACTTAATTCGTACATAACCTTGGCTTTTTAATAAATCTAGCTTTTCTGGATGCTTTTTTAAAACATCATCTTCTAATCTTTCTACTTTACTATTGTTAAAATTTTTCCAATATTGCATTTTATTCTCCTTGAAATGTGGGGCAGAGCGAATCATGCCCCACTTACGTTAATCAGTTATTAAGATACGTTGGTAAACTTAATTCCTTTTTTGTTGTCAGAATCATCAATTAACTTGACACCATATAGCAAATCAGCTACAACTTTAGTACCAAGAGCATCAATTGAATACTCAGACTGGACTCTAACCTCTTGCTGAACTGCTATAGCTGCAGCAGATTTATGGAAGATAGCTCCAGGAATTGTACTAGCAGTGCCGCCAGTGCTTACAGTATTAGACATATATACGTCGATACCATATAAAGAACCAACCATGCCAGACCTTAGACCTCTGTTTCCCTCACCGACAGCATCATTTCTGATGAAATACTGAGCAATGCCAGCAGATGGATTTAAAATGTCAGCAAAAAGTGTTGGATTAACAACCATTGCGCATTCCCCATCCATGTAAGGTATGTCATTTTCACCTAAAGATGCAAGAGCAGCTTCAAATACAGCAGCTGTTAATGTATCGTCAGCAGAAAGAGCTTGAGATGAATTTAAACCATCTAATTCACCCCAAATATCTGCATCTACCTGCCTAGCAAGAGCTTCACCCATCATTTGAGTATATTTAGCAACCATGTCGACGTTTGATTGGATTTCAACTACATCGTCGAATAACTTAGCAACATATTTATGCTTATTTACAGTTAACTGAGTTTCAGTTGTAGCAGTAGCATCATAAGTTACATCAGCCCCAGCGCCTTTATCACTAGCACTAATTAAACTAATCTCAGGAACGTGTAATACGTCTCCAAAACCAGCTCCACTAAATACTGCAGAGTAATCATCAATTAATCCACGAAAGACACTTTTACGCTCAAAGAACTTGTATATACCTTCGCTCCAAATTTCAGGAATGAAATGTTGGTCTGTTGTTGTGGTACTTGCCGCACCATCATAATGTATAGCCATTATTATTATTTCCTATTTTATCGCCTTCGATATGCATCCAAAATAGATCCCCAGTTAGAACGTCTCTCTTCAGATGACATTTCAACCCAACTTTTATTGTTAGGATTAGCTGTTCTAGCAGGTGTTCCATCAGTAGGTGCAACCTCGGCTTTAGTTTGAATATTTATTTTACTGTGAATAGCCTTGAGTTTATCTAGCGGTAAATCGCCAAACGTTTCTCTGTCTTCTTCACTCATGTCTGCTAATATTTCTTCTCTCATAGACTCTAATTGCTTCATAGCAGCTTCGATAATAGGTTCTTGCTCTTGAATTTTTGAACCTCTTTGTTCAGCAAGTTCCTGCCATTTATTTTGCTCAGCCATTTGAGTTTCTTTATCTGCTTCAAGTTGTTTTTGAAGCTTTGAGAGTTGATCCTCAGCAGTTTGTGCCCTTGATCTGTACTTTTTGCTTTCTGCTATCAAATCGCCAACCTCTGGGCTTGGTTGAGCTTGTTGATCCTGGCTATCAGTTGCCACCTCTTTTGCATTATCTTGCATTGGATTAGGTACTTCTTTTTCTACCTTTATCCCTGATTTAATTTCAGACATTCTGTCCTCCGTTTTGTTTTGTTAAAAATCTTTAGCCTTTTTTCCATTTAGTAGATTTAGACTTTGTTTTGCTTGGGCTCCATTTAACTTTATTAGCCCAGTAAGCCGCACTCATCTTACCCTTTGCTATGTTTTTAGCATGACGAGATTTAAATGCTTTACGTTGACCAGCTGTTTGATTTGTCTTAACTCCTTGTTGACCGAACCGGATTAAACGAACTTTTGAACCTTCTTTAGCAACAACGACATGTGATTTACTTTTATGGCTAGGAGTCCTTTTAGGTTTATTAAAGGCACTAACACCTGCTCTTTTTAATCTTGGATCTTTTTTACTTGGCATTATATATTTAATATTATTTCTATATCTTTAGCTGCAAACTTAAAAATATTATCTTCTATTTTTTTAGAAAGATAATCTTCTATAAACTTTTGATTTTTATCATTAAGTCCAAAAATATTTCTTTTAGGTCTATTACCTCTTTTTTTCATATGACCTTGTACTTTTAATCCATCAGCATATAATATTTCAACACTAGTCTTAGTAGGTCTTTGAGATTTAATAGAATCTAACATAGTTCCTGTTAACCTTAAATTAGGAGGAGATATTTGTCTGTCTGTAGAAATACTTTTTAATTGTTTAGGTAACTTTACTGTAGCGGTTGCTTTTGCTTTTGCATATTTAAAATCATATGATTCAAAATCTCTTGAAGTACCTTTACCATCTTGACTAATACCTTTACCTGCATCAATAACAATTCTGGTTGCTAACTTACCGCCTAAAATCTTCCAATCCTTAACATCTGTTTTTACTACATTAAATAATTTCATGCTACCATCCAACTATGCCTGCAATTATAACCACCTCTTACTCCAAATGGCGTACCACTATCACCTACTTCAGACTCACTAAAACCTTTATTTAAATTATTTTTAGAATTGAGTAAAGTGTTTTGACATTTAGGTCTAGTAACACCATCATCAGGCCCGACATAAATCCATTTAACATCTTCACCTTTAAATACGTTATATCTACTAAAATCGCTAAACTGTCTTAATCCAGTATTTACTGCTACATTTAATTGATGACTTGCAAGATTTATCTCACCCATAGCCGTAATTGTATCTCTGATACTAGCTCCGCCATATATATTGGTAAACATCAATGACTTCATTTCATCACCCCATGCTTTGGCCTTACCTAGCAACTTTTCTGTATCAAGGTCTTTTAATGTTTGTATTGCTTCTACTGTTTCAGTTCGCATTGGTACTATTCCTCTTATCTTAGCTTCTTTAGCTGCCTCAGATAATAAAGTATCATATTCACTCATTAAATTATTTACTTGTTTACCATAACCTTTATCAACTAATTCTTGTAAAAAATTCAAGCGTTTAGTTGTTAATAGTAATTCAGTATCAGTCATATCATTCATTTTATAAGCTAACTTTTCTAAATCATTACGTAAGCTATCTTCGATCTTTTTAACTTGAGTCATAAAACTATTAACTGTATTATCTATATTATCAGGCATTTAGTATTCTTTCAACTTGACTAATAGGCTCTTGACTTTGTCTTTGCTGTTCTACTTCTTGATTTTTTTCTTCTACAACATCATTAAGTTTTTGCTGTAATTCTTCATCACTCATATCAGGATTAAAATATAAAAGCAAATCACGCTTTGTCATAATGCCATTATCTAGCTTCCATTGCAGCATGTTTAATTCCTCTTTAACAGATGTCGGATATGCTACTTCACCATAATCAACATGGTAATTATCAGGAAGAGTCATGATATTATAAACTTCTAATATTCGTTTATCAATTTCAAATCTAGATTTTTCCCACTCTTTAAAATAAGGTATATCACTTTCACGTGATTCTAAATTTTCGATCTCTAATATTTTTAATGCTTCACCGCTTGGAGCATTGCCACCTGATTCACCCCATCTAATTCTGAGATGATTATTCTCTGCTGTTTGATTAGCAAATATTTTAACTGCTTCAATCATCTCGTTTAATCCACCATTAGGAGAAACATACTGAAATGTTCCACCTTCTGGCAGAATTATAGCAGAATCAATTCCTGATTTAATAACTGACTGACCTTCATCAATACCAGTAAATACGGGTTGTCCTAAGCGAGACCTTACACTTAAAGCAATTTCTGTCATTGCTATACCTATTTGAATAGCAGTCCTAATTACATCAAAACTAGATGATGGATAAATGACTCTACTTATTGGATTAATACCAAAAGGATTCACCATATCCTCATTTCCTAATACGGCATATCTTTTTCCTTTTTGATTAAATTTAAAGTGCATTCCAGGCATCCCATCTCTATCCTCTGACCAAAAGACATACTGTCTATCTTTATTATTACCTTTGTCTATTTCGTAACTATACCCATAAGGTTCTGATTCACCATTAAGATAATATTCTTTTACATTAGGTAGTATTTCATATTCTAACCGTTCTTTATATTCATTATATTTAGTTTTAAAGTGACAACTACCCAGCAGCCATGCTAATTCACTAAATTGCTTTGTTTGACTGTCTAACATATAAGCAATATTTTTATAATCATCATTTTCTTCACCATTAAAAAATCTTTTTGGTGCTTGCTTATAAAGCATCATCCTTGCTCTACTAAACCTTGGAACAACTTTGCTTGGGTATGTTGGTATCTGCTGCAGTGATTCACTAGAAAAATATTGTTCAATATGTTTATCCATATTAATATTAAAATAAAAATCTAAAGCAGTCATTCGTTCAGCGGCTTCATTTTCGTTGAATTTTTGCTCTGCTGCTGCTACAGTCTTTAAAATTATTTGCTCAGATAAATCAGGAATTACTACTTGATTAACTGTTTTTCCAAAATTATACATATTTATTACCAGTCCATTGTTCTGCTTGCTCTACTTATCACAGGAAACTTATAACTAATTGCATAGCTACAAGCATCTAATGAATGAGTTAGCTCTATTTGTGTTTTATCAATTCCACCCTTTTTATCTCTTTGCACTTGTTCTAAATCTTTTATTAAATAAACGCATTTAGGCTCAATGGTCATTGTAATATTACCATCTGCATCTAATAATTTTCTATTTAATGCGTTTAGTCTGTCTATATGACTTGGATGAGACTTCTTTGCCCTAATTAAGAATCCATAATCTCTTAAGATATGATGGTCTGACCTATTGCTTGTTGTGCTTCTAGCACTTCCAGCAGGGTCAGGATAAACCTCTATATTAGGCTCAATAGCTTTCATTTTACGCGCCATCTCTTCAGTATTACTATTCTTTAATCTTATTTCATCATAATAATGAATAGTTCCATCGGTATATTGACATGCTAGCACTGCTGTCATATAATCCACATTGAAATCACAACCCCACCATTTATGACTAGATACTTCTTTAGCTTTTTTAACATGTATATCTCGATCAAAATTCCAAGCTGCTCTGTTCCCTGTTGTTTCAAAAGAAGCCTCAAACTCTTGCCTAAATCTAACTGGATCCATAGTTTTCTTAGCTCTTGCTATCTCTTCAGCTGGTACAAAACCACCATCTACTGTTTTAAACTGCCAAGATTTCCAATCAGAATCACTTTGACCTTTAGAATATAAATCATACATAGTATCATATCCATTAGGAGTTCCAATAAATAAAGCAGTACCTTGAGTCGTTGCTAGCATAGGATAAATAATTTCTTCCCAAACATGAGGTTTAATATAAGCCATCTCATCCATCACACATTTAGTAAGTTCAACGCCACGAAGATTATGCTCATTATCAGCACCTTTAACTGCAAGCTCTGCTCCATTATCAAATACAACAGACATTTCGCTTTCATTAAGCTTTGCTCCAGTAAAACCTTGAAACATTTGCCTTAATATAGGGAAAACAATCATCTTCCCTTGGCGGTAAGTTGGACATATGAACCAGCGTCTTTCGTTTGGTTCGAACTGGTCTTTCATTAAATACATAAGTGATAGTACAGTCTTTCCCCATCTGCGGCCACATACTAAAACTTTGAACCTGCTTGAATCCTTTAATATCTTTTTTCTTATAGGATTTATATGCCATTCAATCATTACTTTTTTATTTTTTTTATCTTACCATTGGTGGTTCTTGCAAACTTATGCGTTTTTGTTTCCCTTATTAAGGTTCCTGTATAGCGTTTATTGCCCCATTTCCAACTTACTTTTTTAGCCATTTAATCTTCTCCTATAACCATTACTTGTATTGGTTCGCTTTTAGTTGTTCTTTCTTGTCTTTCTAACGCTTTACCCTCCATGCGTTCAACTATAAATTGTATTGCTCTTAAATCTCCACGTTCTGCTAATTGAAAAAGTTTGCCTAATATAATCTCTCTACGTTCTTTTCCATTTACTTCTTGAAAGCTAAACTGTTTTATTAAATCACTATAAGCATTACGTCTACCATTAGGATTACCAGACTCTCCTTTTTTCCACCTATTGCCTAGTTTATTACCTTTAGCAAACTTACCATCCTTACGTTTGTTCTGCGTTTGTTTAGTCATCTATTTGAACTAATCCCATTGCTACTGGCTTATTTAACATATCCATCAAGTCTTTAACAGCCTCTGTTTCAAACTCATATACATCAAACTCTATTCGCCAGGCTCCAGCTATCTTTAAATTCTTTATACCAACTAATTCAGCTTTTAAAGAAGCTTTATTTTCTTTTGCCAAATTTTTTCTTTTTAGACTTCATTGATTTAGATTTTTTAGACGGTCTTCCACGTTTGGATCCGTATGTTCCTTTACCTTTAGGCATAATATCACCTCATTTTAGTTATAGTAAAATTTAAAAACGCTTTTAAAACTAATGAAAGTGGTTATTTTAAATAAATAATTGAGGCTGCAGCAACTGTTATTGTTGTTTATTTACTGCTATAAAACGGTTTTAGTTTCATTAAGGATAATATCTTAGGAGTTATATTTATAGATTCTTTTTGAGGTTTGTATAACACCTGAACTATTTTAGGGTTTCTTTCAGCTAATTGTTTTAATCGTATGTCTATATCATTTAGTAAGTCTTTAAGAGAGTTTCCGACCGCGCTTTTATAATTAAATGCTTCTTTTGTTTCATACATTATTTCAGCATGATATAAAAAGTTGTGATTAACATTCTCCAATCGAGTTTGTTTGCTCATATATTTCTCCATTAATTCTTGCTATAGCATCTATTAACTCCATTATAGTTAATTCATCATCGCCAATTTTTTTAATTAAATCATTAAACTCTTCAAAAGACACTATTGTTACTATTTGCTCTAATTGTTCCATGTTGGATATTTATAACTACATTTTTCGCAAACCCATCTTGATTTACTTCCTTTATCCTGCCTGTTTACAATTGTTACATTTTTTTCACATATATTACATATTATAGAACTTATGTATTGGCTCTCTAAACTCACTAACAACTCCATTTATTATACAATCTCTTAAAAATATTTCCTCATTATCCGTATTTAAGTCTAAATAACTTCTTCTTTTTACTAAATCCATGTAAATCTTATTAGTTGGTGCTCGCTGCCCGTCAAAAAATCTCATGTGAAATACTAATTTATCTGCTTTATCTGTATAATTACGATTATCTATTATTAAATTTAAATCAACTTCACTTGTTGTTTTCCAATATCCATTATCAATTATATCATTTTCTTTACTTATTTCCCATGCATCTGTTTCATTAAAAAGATAATATTGATAACCTAATTTAATATCATTAACACGATTATACAAATGTCCTTCACTTTCTAACATATCTAATTTAGCTAACGTTGTACTACTAATGCGATAAACTTCACCATAAACTTTGCCGCCTTTGTTTTTAAGCATCAATGGAAATCTCATACCTCTTGGTACGTAAATAGAGTGATCTATTAAAATCTCATGCCTAATAAAATCACTATCTTTTAAAAAATGATGATTCATTCCACCTTTTTTTAATGTGCCATATACAAATACTTCTATACCCATAAATTTATCATCCATTATTTTACCTTCCTTATCTTTGAGCCATCACTAGCTTTAAACATTTTTAATTGGTCACTATATGAAAACCTTGGTACAAAATTAGGAATAGTATCAATTACCTCTTCGTAAGCTCCTATTTTTTCATTATAGTAAGATTTTAGTTTTTTATATCTTTTAAACTTAGGTTTAGATATTTCTATTTTCTTTATATCAAAGTTAAGTGTTTTAGTGTTAATTCGTATCATAGTATTAGCAGCTATGTTTATTGGCTCATATTCGCCCCAAAAACCAGCATCTATAATTGAATCAGTACTACCATAGACAAAACAATCAAACTCTGGTACATAAGCCATTTGAATTGGATTATTAGCTTTTATCATATAAACATAATTTGGTCGTTCTAAATCAGCCCAAACAATAGCAACTCTACCTTGCACCCTTGGTAATCTATTAGTAAGAAAATCATCAACACTGTTAGACGTTTCATATAGTCTAAATATAGCCTCACTATCAACTTGTGCGTATCTTTTCATATCATATTTGTGAAATAACTCTTTATGGTTTGATATAGAACCATTATGAGTACCTATAGTTTGACCTGTACGTATTGGATGATTATTTTTATTAACAGAAGGAGAACCTAAAGTTGCATATCTTGTATGACCCATAATAGTTGTAATACCATCATAAACTAAATCAATATTGTCTTTTACTTCTTTATCATCAAAAAACTCATAAGCTTCTTTGGGTTTTTTACATATTACATAATCGCCATATTTATCAATCAATGCAAAACCTGTCGCATGCCCTCCTCTTATATTAGCTGCTGTTAACATTTTAGAAAAGGATACTGAGACATTTTTAAGTGCCTCAGTATTTCTGTTTTTTTGTTTTAAAATAACTCCTGCTAGCCCACACATATTATGCTAAACCTCCTTGTTGATTAGTTGTTAAACCGTTTTTTACAAAAACATAATGTCTGTTTAATTCATAGTCAGCTTCTCTTCTGCTTAACTCTTTATACCTTTTTTGTACATACTTATTAGCTGAATTAACGCGTTCGTCTCTTGAAAATATTGTTCTCTCAGTTGGTTCCATACCACTTCTTCTTATAAAACCTATAGCACCTCTTAAACTTGCTAAGCCTTTTATATTATTTGGTACAAACGACATAGCAACACTTTTAGTATCTTCAACAGCGTTGATTATAGCTTGAGTAAATACAACCCATGAAACTATTTTATCAAAGTTTAATGAACCATTATGGTATCTAAATTCAACAGCTCCTCTTGTCCAAACATTACGAAAGTTAAGCCCACAAGCTCTATTAGTTTGAACATTTGGACTTGGTTGATACCTGTCAATAGCATTACCATTTGTGTTATATTTTCTATTACAATCTCTTTTAACTTTAGAAATCATTTTTTTAACATCATTTTTACTAACGTCATAATCATACCCAAAGTATTCTCTTCTAACAGGAGTACTATAATATCTGTTATCTAACCTTGAAGGTGAAACTAATTTGTAAATTAAATGTTCATACTTAGCAACAAATTTTACAAGATTAGCTAAGAATTTTTGACTTTTTTCTTTACCTTGAACCATCATATTAGTAACGTCGTGATGCACATGAATACCACAAGTATAGTTAACTTTACATTCTAATTCATTAAGAGTATCAAGTATTTGCTTTAACTGCGCAAAACCGTCTTCACCATATAATATAGGCGAAACAAGTTCATTTTCACCTACATAACCTCTGCGGCCATTAGCACTAACAGAAACGTCGTTTACTATCTTCCAATTTGGTCTAGTAATATGGTTATAACCTTCAACATTACAAGTTAATGTTAAAGCATCACATATATCTTGCTTTGAAGTACCTCTTGGTCTGATAAATTCAATCTCAACTCCAAAACCTCTCTCGTCGTTAAATTGTCCTTTTTTATTCATTTTATTTTCACTTTCTTGTTTGTTTTCGATAATCACACCTAGAAAGTACAAAAAAAAGCAATACGAGGACACCCTTTATTTATTTATTTTACATATTTTTTAAGGGTTATTTAAGGGTTTCTGCACAAATATCAAATAACATATTAAAATGTCTTTCATAAACATGAAGACTAGCTGCATAATGCCTATAAGTACCTAATTTTAAATTTGTTTTTTTAGCTATTTTTTTAGATAACAAACAAAACCAAGGTGCATCATAAGTTAAGCCATATATTAAATCATTACTTCTCATAAATACAGTTGTATCAAGTTTACCATCTCTAACCATAAAATGCTGCGCTATAGTACAAACAAAATCTTTATTATTATCATATTTATGCATTGGTTGATTATAATTTATTATAGCTTGTCTTGTATTTTTATCTTTTTTGATTGAATCAACACACCATTCAAACTGACTTTTTCCATTTTGTTTTTGTATAAAAGCAATATTTCCGTAATTACTATTTATTGTACCATTAGTATCAATTAAGCTTTGCCAAAATGATGAATATTTTTTTATTTTATCTATTTTTAATGAGCCTGATAAATACCATTTTAATTCATTTTTTAAATATTTCTTACTCATTTTTCTTGATTTTAAATTAACAATACACTTTTGCATATTAGTTAGTTCAAGCCAAACGTGCTGCAGTTCTATTGTTTTTAAACCCCTTGGTGATATTTTATTTCCTTTTGTGATAAGGTCTTTAGATATATTTATAAATAAATTATCTATATTGTTTGAACTATGATTTATCATTACTCCTCCTTGTTATTATAATTATCTAAAGCTGCTAAATATGCAACTGCGTCTAATAAATTATCTTCTTTGTGATTATAACTCTGTCTTGATAGTTTTAATGCAACCAACATTATATACATATCACTTGCATTAATATCTTTACCTGTTGCACCAGAAGCAATCATAGCAGCTCTTTCCATACCTTCTGAAAATGGTCCATATTGTCTTTCTTTTTCTTCAGATCTATTATTTACTATTTCTTCTGCTTTAATTAAAATAGATTTTTTCATATTCCTGTACTCCCAAAACCTTTATCACCTCTTTCAGAGAAATCTTGCATACTTATTAATCCTTTATTAGAAGTTATCTCCAGATTCATATAATCCATTTTAATAGGAATAAATTGCAATATTTTCATACCAGGTTTTAATTTAAAATACTCAGACTTTAAATTTATTAAATGCAAGTGTATCTCACCAGTATAATTTTCATCTACAACACATGCACCAGATATAATATTATATTTAGTAGCTATACCACTTTTATTAAAAGCTATTAAAGCAAAACCTTCAGGTAGTTTTATTTTTATTCCACTTGGTATTAATATATCACTTTTACCATGTAAAACTGTTTTTACAAAATCATTTGGTATAAAAAAATCAATACCTGCATTTAAACCAGTTCTTTCTGGGCTTTTAACATCTCTTGTTTTAGTAAAAAATATTTTATTCATAAATTATCATTTATCCTTTTTTCTAGTTCTTGTTTAGTTATTTTTCCTTCATGATATTCAATACCCCAATTAAATAATTTAGATATTGTTCCTGCTTCTACTTCTTTTTTCTTATTTGCTCTATGTTCTATATTAAAAGAGTCTATTCTATTACTCATTAATATCTTTTCTATAACAAACATCTTAGGTAGTCTTCCTGCCATTTGTCCATTAGGCGGCTCGCAACTATAAACAATATCCTTCCAACCTTTTTTAATTGTTTCTTTATCAAACTTCATTAATAAGCTGCAGAATTGATTAAATAATAGTTGATTATTTCCTTTTATATCTAATGTATCAAATAAGTCATTAACAAAAAAACTAGCTTCCTGTGAACTGCATTTCTTCTCGCTCATTATTTTCCTTCTTGTTTATTTTCCACTCTTTATTATTTCTTACCCATGTTGCCAATCTTCTAACAATATCAAAAGTCTGTTGAAGTTCAAACCGCATCTTAGTATTAGAGTTATTACGCTCTGTCCAAAATCCTACAAAATTGTTAGTTTCATCGTTGCTATATTTTTTGTCTTTTATAACTTCATTTACTTTATCTATAAACTTATCTTGTCTTTTATCTATATCTTCTTCTTTATCTTTATCTTTAGGGGTTAGCATAACCCTTTGTAAATAGTTATTTAACCCTTTTTCTTCTAATCGTTTAATAACTGATAAATGTGGTTTAGAATTAATTCTTAAAGTACCATATTGATATTCAATAAACGATGGAATAAAGAACTGATTATCATCAATCATCTGCATCTTATTTTTAATTGACTCTGGAATTTTATCAAAATCATTAATATTAGTACCGATAAAAAAATTCATTGCTTCCCAATCGGCATCTAAAATTCCTGCGTGGTCACATTTAGTTAATATATAAATCCATATCAATTTTGAATTTGTATCTAACTTTCTAAACCAAGCCTTATCCCATATCTTAGTATCTATAAATCGTTTAGCCATTATTCACTCCTCTATTTTTTTATTCTATTTTGATGTTTAAAAATTCTATATTTTTTTAATTCATAAATGTCTTTAATGTATCTTCCTTTTCTCTTTCCTATATCCCAACCTAATTTTCTTAAAAATGGAATAGCTCCTTTTTGCATACCTCTAACATAATTATTTTTTAAATCTAAATATACTTTTACACAAAGACCTTTAGATGTAGCAATAAAAACGCTTTTAGATTTACTCATTATCGCTTAATGTTCTTTTTTTATTATCAAAAACAAACCATTCTAATGTTGATGGTAAAATCGCTCCAAGATAATGATATGTAGCTCTACCAAATTTATAATCTGTATCTTCTTTAAGTTGTTCTATTATAAGCTCTAGTAATTCATCTTTCATATAATTACCAAAATTAAAAAATGTTTTTCTAGTAGGATAATTATAGTGGTGTATTAATAAAGTTGCTTCCATTATATCATCATTAAATATGTATGAAATATTTAAATCAAAACATTCACTTCTTCGTTTTTTAGTAGCACTCCAATCAACTATCATTTTTTTTCCTTACAATTTGGACATTTCTTTTTTTGTTTTCCTATTATTGGTATGTAGTTAGATGGGTATGATTCCCACTCCCTAGACATCATTTTACGATTCTTTTGCCACACCCTATTACAACTCTTGCAATAAAATAATATGTCATCTATCCTATGATGTAATCGCTCAAATGCACTAGCTTTTTTCTTACTCTTGATTCTCCTATTAGATAAGTCTTCATTAGTTACATCTAAAATCCACTCAATCATTGGTTTCTTCATAAGTCCGCACCTTTTCTTGAAGTTCCATTATTGTATGAATTAAATATAAAAAGTCTTCTAAACTAAACCAAGAAAACCAGCTGCCTCTAAATTTTGCAATCAAAAGACCAGTTTTTCCAAGTGGTAGATCTCTATCTATTTGATCCATCCACTTAGGGATTTGAAGTGTGTTAGTATTCTTGATTTCAATGTGGAAATCATAAAGGGGATTGGTATTATCAATGTCAATAATATCTCCTTTAAAACTGAGACCGCCAGAATTAGGAGTCCTGCGAAAGTTAGTGCTAAGATATTTATTAATAATTTTAACAACTGCAAGTTCTCCTCTCTTTCCTTTTTTTTGACTATTAATCATTAGAATAAATCCTCAGTTTTGTCAATGACTGCCTGAGCTTGTGAAGATTCATTAATTACCTCATCAACCATTTCTTTGTGCAGTTGTTGTACTACATAAGTGTTGGCTTTTAACTCATCTAATGAGTTACTAAATGAAGATGCCACTTTCATACAAGCAAATAATTCAATTTTAACTTCGGTTTTATTTTTACTATCTTTCATAATCTTATCTAATGAACCTGTAACTCCAACTGACATAACACTCCAATCATGACCATAAGGATTATCGCCCTCATAATTGTCTTGGATTTCTAATATATCTCCACGACCAAATTTCTTTAATTCATCATGTAAATCATAATCTGCAAAAAATGTATATTCATTTGAATTATATTGGCATTGGTATAAATACCAATTATATGATTTGCCATCAGGCTTAGTTGTTTTACCAGATTTACAAGTATCAAAGATTAATTGAATCTTATATTTCTTTCCTTGTTCAAAGTCAATCTTAGGTTTACGCTCGTTGTTTTGCATTATATACTCCTATATATTAGTTTAATTAAAAATTGTATTATTAAAGCTGTAAATGCTGCGGTAATATATAAAAACACCCACATCTCAAAGTTTTCAAAAAAGTCTTTCATTATTATCTCCAACCTGTTTTATAAATATAATATATATTACCATTTTTATTTATAGCTGTTATGTTTTCCATTATTATCTCCTAAAGTTTTATAAACCATCTACGCTTACTGATTGGAAAAACTAGTAAATGTTTATATTTATTATAAAGTGGATGATTTTTCTTCATTATTATCTCCTATTAAATGATTGGGCATGAGGAAAGCGAAATCCAAACATGACGTTGTGTGAGGAAAACCCCATGCCCATGTGATTATCTTATATGCTTTTTTTTATCAAAGACAGGTGGAGCATCTAACCACCTTTTAAATTCTTTTGGCTTATTACTAAACATACCTATTTGATCATTATTTTTATTAACATTTAGCAGCTTATATTTTGCATATTTAATAGTGTCACCGCTGCTATTTTTTTCTACAATGTTTTTAGTTTCAATTAATAAACCTTCTTTTTTTAAATAATAAATAACAGAAGCAAGTCTTGTAACATTATACTCTTGTATTGCTTGCCAGCTTGTAATAGACTTACCTGATTCTAAGTGCTCTTTTATTTTTTGATGTTTAGACTTCTTCATTAAAAAACTCCTTATATAAGTTATTATATCGATATGGTTTTTCTACAACATGAATTATTTGCTCTTCGTTATAATCATAATTCTTAACTAACCATCTTAAAAATGGTGTAAAATCATCATCTGTTACCATTGGTTTTATTTCTCCTATCATTTTTCCCCCAATTCGTTTTGTTCAAAAGCATCCATCTCTGTAATCATAAAATCAATACGCTTTTGCATAAGTAATAATTCAGTTAATAACATAGCTAAGTCTATGTCAGAATTAAATGCAAAATGAACATCTAAGCTTCTTATAAAGCTACTCAATTTATCATATTCTTTTCTTAGCTTTTGTAATTCAAATAAATTAGTTGGTGCTATCATTTAAACCTCAATTTCATGTACTGCGTGACCATGTAATTCCATATGGCAATTAAAACAAAGTACAATACATTTAGAAATTTCTTTTAATATTCTATTCCAACCATATTGCTTAATCATGTTACCAACATTTGCAAATTTATCAGAGTTATGATGATGAAAGTTTAATACTGATGTAGAAAACTTTTTACCTCTTTTTTCTTTAGAATAACCACACACAACGCAACTACACTTAGACTTATATTCTTTTAGTAGTTTAGCTTTACCATATCTACCACTAGGTAGCTTTTTCTTTCTATCCCAATGACATGGTTTGCATTGGTGTCTACGATACGGATTACCATTAGCGTCAAGTCCTTTCCTGCCTCCTCCTCCACCTGATTTAGGAAAATCAGTTATGGGCAGCACTGATAAACACTCTGTACAACTTCTTTTAATATTTCTCACTATCTAACTCCTTGTTTTTTTGTTAATAACCACTATACAATATACTATAACTATTTAAAATATAAAGTATTTTTTTTATAGGGTTTATAAAGGGTTAAATAATAGAGGGGTGGAAGTGTGATTATCTAAACAAGAAGGTCACCGCTGGGATGCGGTTAGATAAACCACCCCTCAAAGAGATTTTGTAATATTAAATTTACTTTAAAATTTTAATTATTAAAACTAAAATTCTTCTACAAATGATAAATTAGTACTGTAATGCCTATATGCCACTTGTTCAAAAGTTGGAGTATTAGTTAATCTGCAAAATAAAAATTCATCATCACCATCTAAATCAGTTACATCAGAATTATCATATTGTAATAAAATAGGATGTAGTCCATTATTAGTAAACCAAATTAATCTACTTATCATAGAATCATCACTGGTAGAATCATCTACATCGTATAATTTTTCTGTAAACACATCAGTATCTGGTAAATATGAAAAACTCATGTCTAGTTTTTTCTTCCCACTTTTAAATGATATAGCGCTTGCACTTGTTTTATTGTCAAATGGGTCTGACATACTTAACCAAGCGGGATTATTGCTATAAGTAAGATGACCATAAACTTGACCACCTAAAGATTCAGTAATATTTAAACTATCATTAATAAAACTTTGATTTATTTTTAGATCTGGAGATTGTGGAAAGTCATATACTATTCCCCATACAATACAACCTATTTCAACATTGGCTGCGTAATTAGTTGAGTTAGGTGTAATTGCAATTCTTTGATACCTATTATTAGCAAGGTTTCCAGATAAAGCAGAGCTATAAGTAATTAAAGACCAACCATTATTATCAGGCTCATGATAACCTGTACTTGTATCATCTACGGCATTACAAACCTCAGTTAATTCAGGTCTCACAACTACATCTCCACCACTACCTGCATCAGTAGCAGTAAAATTACTATTATCACTTATTTGTACTCTAAAACCAGCTTCAGCTGTTTTTAAATTATGATTTAATATTGCTACAAACATAGTTTCTCCAAGAAGCGTATCTGTTGGAACCATGTGTGTATCTATAGTTATATATGTTGTTGTAGATGTACCATTACCTCCAAGACTTATTGAATTTGAAGGATTGTTATCAAATAACTGCAATACATCGCTTTGTGCTGTAGATAATCCAGCAATTTTTATATCTGAATTACTATACGTTCCGCTAGTTAGTGACATTTTGCCATTTATTAATGATGGAGCAATCATGTTTAAATATGCTCTTGGTTTTAATACTCGTTGATAACTCATTACCCTACCTCTCTACATTGTATATTTATATTTTTTACTCCTCTTTGAACAGATGTAATCATATAGTAATTAGACCAGTCATTTCCATATGGTTTTATTTCACTTATATCAAATTTAATTACATCACCAGCTTCTAATTTATAACCTTTACCAATATTTATAATATTACATGATATTATTTTTCTAACATCTCCAAAAATATTCATATAATAATCGCTATATCCATCTGCTGGGTCTGAACCAGTTGCTCCAATATCCACATTACCGGGTTTATTATAATTATAATCAAGATTTACAGTTGCAGTATTTTCTTTTGCTCTAATATTCATTCTCTGTCTTGGTGTTGGTGAAGTCGTAATATCTTCAGAAACTATGGTAGACAAATATGTGGATTGTGCAGGATGCTTTACATAATTTACATTCATTTTTGTTAATAAATCAGTAAAAGGTGTATGAGATATTTTAATATTTGAAATATCGTTTTTTGTTAGCGTTTCTACAACATCACTAGAAGCATAACTTGCTTTTACTGTCCAGTAAGAGCCAGTTCCATCAGGTCTAAATTTAAAAATAAATCCAAATTCTTTTTGAATTTTTTCAAGAACCTTTTTTAAATCTACTTCATCTATTAAGCTAATTCTTGATAGCCATGCAGACCTAATTGAATTAACATTTAAACCAGATGACCAATTATATAAATCAGAATCTCTGACATCATACCCAGTAAACCTTGCAAGTAAATCTCTATGAACGTGTAAACCGGAAGAAACTAAACCACTAACAGTTGTTGTATCTGATAAAGTTGTAGTTAATCCATCATTTGCAATATATAAATTCTTTTCTGGTTTTTTACTTTCTCTACTTGCAACTATAAAAGCATCAAAAATTCTAAAATTGCCAACTATTGGAGTAGCTCCATCTCCTACAAAATTAACTGATAAAACTATTCTTTTGCAAAATCCGGGAAATGGTATTTTTTTAGTAGTAGTTGAAATACTAGATTGAGTTTCTTCTACAAAAAAAGCTCCTTCATTTCCAACAATTAAAAGAAATTTATTATTTGTTCCAGCTTGAGTAACATTAATTTGGTATTTTAAATGTAATATGTTATAATTATTAGTAGTAAAAATTTCATCATCATCAGAATGAGCAATCGCAGTTGTATTATAATCTCCTCTTGAAATAGTTAAAGTTTTGGTGCTAGGGTTAATACTTGTTACAGTTACTATTTCTTCTTTTAATTTTAAAATTGAACCCACAAACAAACTACTAACATCGTCAATTGTAAGCGTTGTATCGCTTGAACTTATTCCGCCTGAATCATTTATTAATACTCTGTCACCATCATCGTTTTTTAAATTAAAAAAGCTAACATCTTCTTCTGGGGTGTCTATGTTTAAATAATAATTTGCCCCAGCAACTACAAATGTAGTAAAATTAGCAGAAAATTCAGCATAATTAGTATTATCAGCGTCAATTACTCTGTCTAAATTGCTAACAGTAATTCTGCTATTTACTGTTCCTATAGTGCTAATTGAATCAGGTCTTACTCCAAATATTCTTTGCGCTCTTGTTTCTATCTTTCCATGAAATGCTCCATCTGTGTTTACAGTTGTTGCTTGAGCATTTGATAAAGGGATAAACATATCAAATTGGTCATTATAAATTGCTAATTCTGCTTCACTAGACGCACTATTTACATTAGGGTATATAGCAAACCCGTCTGAAATTTTATTGTATTCAACTTTTCTATAAGCATATGATGTTAAAGTAGACCTAAATTTTGGATTTGCTACAGTGCTTGCTCCATTTCTAGTATAATCTCCATAAGCAATTGGAATTAATAATTTTCTTTCTGTTGTTTTAGTATTTGGAATAGTTATAAAATCCCAAGGTCTTTGCTGAACAACATTCATATTTATACTTTCAATATCATGAGAGACATCAGACAATCTTCCATGATATAATTGCATACAATCGTTTATTTTATCTGTTTTATTTAACTGAGAATAAACTTTTACTGTTTGATTATAATAGTAATTACTTCCACCTAATATTTCTTCGCTTAGATTAAATCCTTTGTATTTAGAATTTATTGCGCTTATTCTTAAATTACTTGATTTTGCAATAGAGTTTTTTAAATCAAGTGTTTCTCTTATTGATGGAGAAGATTTTATTACGCCATTATAGTATGTATCACTTACTTTAGTATTTGCAAATGAAAGACCTAAAAAATCTTTGTAGTAAGCTCCGTATATAGTTCCAGCAGCGCTATTACCAGTTAAGTCGGTTGCTATGTTGTCGCCATTATTAAATTCCCAATATCCTACAAGATTTGTTGATTGATTATAATTGCCAAAATCGTTTATTAAACTTAAAAAATTGCCACTATTATAAATAGCAACAGCATTATCTGAATCTAATACACCTGACCAAACAGCTAAATTTCTTAAACATATATTTCCATAAGAATCGGGATTTTGAGGATTAGATCTAGCGATGTATGCATTCCCATTTGTATATTGAATTGACGAAGAAGATAAACTACCTGAGCCATTAGTAGTTATGTCTGAACTTGAACCATTTACATAAAATGTTGTGCCACTTTGAAAAAAGTTTGTAGTAATAGTAACATGATACCAAGTATTATCTTCATAAGTTGTACTTGTTTTAAATCTTAAAAAATCGCTACCCGACACACCAGTATTGTCGCCATACAAAAATGAAAATTTTCTATCTTCATCTACATATATACTTACTCCAGCATATTTACTATCTACGCTATTATTCATGTAAATCCATTGACTAGTTCCGTTAAATTTAACCCAAAAAGAAACGGACATGTCTTCAGTAGCGGTTAATGAGGTTGGAGACGAACTAGTTGTTGCTCCTAAATCTATATAATCATCATCACCATCAAACTCTAAATACGAATTTTGATTAAATAATTGAAATAACCAATTTTCTTCTACATTTTTTGTTTTAGCAATATTTAAATAGTTGGTATTTGATAAACTCATGCGAGGGTTGTCGCTCTTTCTATTTCTGGTATTAAAGTGTCTCTTACAAAAGACTCTTCTCCAATTATATTACCGCTTATATTAACAGTCACTCCGCTCATGCTACCTGCTAAATTATTTTGTTGCGCTTGATTTAAAATAAGCTCTCCTGCCGTAGCCATTACTGGAACAGTATCACCTTTTGACGGATCTCCTTGAACGATACCACCTTTTGCAAACTTTTGAGATTCAATAGCAACGACATTTGCTATACCAGCAGCAAATACTGCAGCAGCACTTATAAAATTAAAAGGTGGAGCTGATGATGCTAAGGCTCTATTATAACCTGCATATGAATCAATTAACGCCTGAGTCTGTGCTAATCTTTTAGATACTATAGCAGCACCCTTAGAGGCTTGATTTAATTTACCTAAAGAACCTACTAATTGTCCAACACTTGCTTGTTTTGCAGCCAGAATTTTTCTTTCAAAATTTGCTATTTGTTCTGCTCTAAATTTTTGTATTTCTACGTCACTAACATTAGCAGCTTCTAATTGTTTTATTGTTTCTTCAACTGCATTAGCATGTTCTTGTCTTTTCATTTGCTCTAAAGTAATAAATTCAATTTTTTCTTGAATCTTTTTACCTTCTTCTCCAGTTGCTTCTGCTTTTTCTTTTTCAGATTCAACCACGCTTTCAGATAATGCTTTTTGCTGTTCACTTGCTATTGTAGCATCAGAAACTATTTTATTATACATATCAGCGACATCAGTTTTTATTTTTTCTGTGCTAAAAGCAAAAGATTTGTTTAATGCTTTTTGTAATTCCTTATGTAACTCATCGTTATCTTTAAACATAATTTTATCCATAACGATTCTAGCAAATAAACCAGCTTGTAATTCAATCATTCTAAATGCTTCTTTAAAAGCACCAACTAATGTATCTAATATTAAAGGAATATTATCTTTTATAGATTTAGCTAAATTATCAAAACCTATTTCATTTAATTTTGTAAATTGAGTATTAATTGCTTCTATTTTAGGTTGTAGTTTTTGAACTAATGCATCGCCAATAGTAATCATTATATTGCTAAAATTATTTTTTAATCGACTTAATTGAGTATTTATGCCTGTTTGCATCTTGTCAAAAGCGGTTTCAGTAGCTCCAGAAGAGTCTTTAAACTCATCCATACTATCTTTTAAACCTTTAGTATCGTTAGCAAGAGTTTTTATAGCTAATTGAGCGGTTGCTTCAGGAACAAATTTAGCTATTAATTCAGCATCTAATCCTTTGAACTGTTCTATTGTTTTTAAAAGATCTACAGTTCCATCATCAAATCTTATAACTTCTACTCCTGCACTAGCCATTGCTTTTCTAGCTGTATCACTAGGTGATTCTAATCCTTTTATTGCTCCTTTTAATGCAGTTACTGACTCAGATGTACTTATACCACCAGCAGTTAAAACAGCCAAAGCAGCACCCACATCTTGAATACTTAAATTAAAAGATTTAGCAAAAGGAAGAACTAATCCAATACTTCCACCAAGTTCTGATATAGTAGTTTTACCTTCTTTGACAGTTGTAAATAAAACATCGCTAATTCTTTGAGCATCAGCAGACGTTCCTCCATAAGCATTTATAGCCGAGGTTAATAAGTCTGCTGCACTAGCAGCTGATGTAACACCACCAACAGCTAATTTCATCGATTGTTCTAAAACTATAGCACTATCAGATGCGTTACTAAACCCCGCTGAAATAATATCATATTGAGCTTTTGAAAGTGAGTCTAATGCTAGTCCAGATGCACTTGCAGCATTTTTTAAAGACTGGCTAATTGTATTTAGACTTTTATCTACATCACCCTTTAATAATGTAGATATTTCTAAAAGGTTTTTTTGAAAATCTCCTGCAAGTTTAGTAGATAATGCGGCAAACCCAGCGCTGACAACAGCTGCTTTTTTTCCAATACTTACTAAACCACCTGAAACGTTTTTAAGTCCTGCTACAGTACCTTTTACCCCTTTTGCTCCTACTTTTAATATTACATTTTTAGTTGCCATTTTCAGATGCCTTATATTTTTTAATTTCTTCTAATTCATTTTCTATTTGAATAAAGCAGTCAGATGTAAAAACGTCTAATTCATTTAAATTAGTGCATAATGGAACATTATATGTTTTTATTATGTGGTAATCTTCAATCATTTGCCAACACCAATCTGAAATAATAGTAGATGGGTTGCAAAAAAATGGTAATTGAAAATATAAACTTTTTCCAATTCCAAACTTTTGAACATTATCTTCTGATAAAATTCTATAAATTTCATCGTAAACATCCTTTTTACTTTCAAATTTTATGCGCTTAAAAAGACTTGGCGATTGAGCGGTATATGGGAGGAGTAAACCAGTGCTTGGCGTTCCAAATGCGGAAAACCAAAGTGCAGTTCTCAACCGCCAATATCTAAAGGGGTTTCAATACCCATGTACGCATTAATGATAGTCATCAATACTTCATCTTCTTCTATTGCAGTTAATTTGCCAAGCTTCTCATTTGCTTTACCCTCATCACCAAAAGCTAATATAGCAAATTCATCTGCTAAATCATGCATTTTTTCCATGTCTTCAGAAGCATATATTTGCTTTACTTTTTTATACAAATCTCTGCGTTGTTTTCTTGTTATATCTTTACATTCATATTGACCATGTTTTGTATCAACTATCATTTTAATTCACTCCTCTTTTTTATTTACATTGCTGTTAATGCGGTATTTTCAAACACTTGAAGTTTAAACGCTTCATTAGATCCGTTTTGAACACACTCAAATTCTAGCGTATGAAAAACACCGCTTTCACTTAAGTCCTGTCCTGGATCTCCAGTGTATTGAATTTCCGCTGTTATTTCCATTTCTCCTGCGGCATCTGGTGCGCTATTTCCACAAATTAGATTAAGCGTCATTGTATCGCCATCAAGAAAGTCTTGAATAACATTAGTTCCAGCGCTATAATCAAATAAATCGTCATATTTAATTGATATGCTTCCAGTAACAACGTATTCAGGAAAAGCGTATAATTCAGCATTACCATTTGCATCGGCTCCAACTCTATTAACTCCATTAGAAATATTAAATGAAAATGCTTTCATAATAAAGTTTTGATCTGCATTTCCTTCAACATCTAAAGTTCTAGTGTCAAAATCTAGTACATTAAAATATTGAGTTTGAGCATCTACCCAAGTACCATCAAACGTTTGTTCTAAAGTAGTTGAAGCTGCTACAGGATTACTAAAACCACTGAAGTAATTTCCACTCATAGAAACCAAACCATTGTTTGCTGCTATATCGCCTGTTATTGTTAAGTCAGAACAAATTACACCGCAAACTTTTATACCTTCGCCTGCAGCTGGATAATAAGCCAAATTAACACTATGCGGTATTGCGTCACCTCCAATTGCTTCACCCATTGATGCTGGGTTACTAGATCCATCAATTTCCATTTCATGTAAAATAGAACCTGATTGACCATTTTCTTGACCTGCTAACATAGCGTGTTGAACTAACGTTTTAGGTGTAGCAATCATATCAAAAGGCATAGTAATTGTACCGCCTCTTGTATTTGTTATTGTATCTGCAGCATTTTTTACTAAACCCCTTCCACTTAACAATCTTGATTCTCTCAAAATATTAAACGTAGGTTTTTCAACTTGAACTGCTGGTTGTGTTATGTATGCAGTGCCATCAGCACCATCAATGTCTAATCCTACCCCGAAAGATGTTTCTGCTTTTAAGCCATATTTAACATTACTTACAGGGAGTATGCGAGTATCTGCCATTATTTACTCTCCTTTTTCTTTTGTTTTTGTTTTACTAGCTCAACAAACCCCATTGAAAGAAGTTCGTTTGCAGCATCTTCGGGAATTTCTACTGATTCACCTGCCCGAAGTTTATCAAGTGAACCTGCATCACATTTAACTCCGTTTGGATTTAATCTGTGAATTTTATTTAATCTTGCCTTTAATTTCATTATAACACCTCTATGTTTTGACAATTAAAAATTGCTACTCCTCTTAATAATGAAGAATCTTCTTCATCTCGTTCATAATTAATGCTACTTATATTAGCATCAAAAAACTCACTTCCATTATTTGAGATAGTATTACTGTTTATAAGTTTTTTTAAGCGCTCCATAATTCCACTTACTTGTTTTATGCTATTTTTATTATAGTTTCCACCTAATTTTAATTGATAATTAATTTCTATATTATACTCTCTTTGAGTCCCGTAAGAAAGTTGAGTAACTAAGTCATCGGATTGAGGAGTTAAAACAAAAGAAGAGTTTCCTCGATGCTCGTCATAAAACACTACAATATTAAATTCGTTATTAATTAAGGTAGCTAATGGCTTTAAGATGTTTGTGAATAATATATTTGTAAAATCTGTTGGCATTACTTTCTCGTCATTTGAACTCTCTTAATGGGTGTAAACATTTGATCCGTGACACCGCTAATTTCTAACTCGAACTCGTCATTAGTAGTATAAACTCCAGCACTAAAACGAATATACATAGAATGACCAACTAACTGCCAATAACAATCTATTACTTCGTTACTTGCCATTATATTAAGTTTTAATCCATTTTCATTACCAATATAACTTGAAAAAGTTACTGAAGTATTTTCAGTTCCTTCTTGAACCGTACCTCCATTAGTAATTATAATTTTTATTTTATCCCAAGAATAAGATGGTGTTCCTTTTACATCTACAATACCGCCCGTTGAATTTGCATTTTGGCTTATAGTTCTTAATATACCACGCTTTTTATATTCACTTTCACTAGAGTAAAGGTGTACTTGACCAGTTCTGAGCATATCTAAATATCCTGTTCCTTGGTCATTTATTGCTTGATTTTTTATTAAATCAGCTTTTTCTTGGTCATATGGACGGATTAATGATTCTACAGTCATAATTGCGCAGCTTCTTACAATTATTTCAGGGTAATCAGAGCCAGAAGCATCTTGTGTTCCAACTCCTTTATTAGGATATATTGGAAACGGTAAATAAGAGCGAATAAAATCACTAGCTCTTTTTACTGCATCGGATTTTAGTGTTGCCCAATCTGTAGAAGATTCAACCATGCTTGAATTTAATGTATTAGCACTCCCACCACTTTGATATAATTCTAATAAATCTGTTGAAGCAGTGTAACGATATTCATTATTAGCATTAGGAGTATCTGTTACCACAGTCATCTCCTGTCCATCTAAATATAATTGCCCACTTACATCACCACTATTATATAAGTAAAATAGATGGCTTGTGCCGCTAGCCACCCAATTACTCATTAAAACTCTTTTACCATCAAATTGGGCTAAATATGGCTCTACAAACAGCAAATCTGTTGTAGTATTGCAATAACTTATTTCGTATGTACTCATTATTTGTACCTTTTTCGTTTAAACGTTAAATAATCTGCTGCTTCATACGGATTAAAAAATGTAGTGATTAATTTATTATCATTATCATCATATTGAGGATCAATAATTGTAACTGGCGCATTAAAAATATTTTTATCATCTAATCCTAATTTATTAGCATATTCATCCATGTTCTTAAAAGAAGCAACTTGAATTGCGTGACTAATTAATCCACTAGCTGGGTCTTTAAGAACTTGATATCCACTTACGTGAGTATGTCCAGCAGTTAATATATGGTCTCTCCATCCAGTTTGAACTGCCCTACTAATTGCGTGAGCAGTATTCCACATTGAATTACCTTTAAATTGATGGCGGCAGTTTAGTCTAACTGATTTTCCATTAGGAAATCTTAAATTCATCCTTGCTCCATGAGCTTCAAACACTGAAGGTCTATCTCTCATAATAAATTCTAACGGGTCACCATCACCACTCCACACATCATGATTTCCTGCTATTAAATAAAGCCAGTTAACTAATTTTAAAAAATGCTCTGACAAAATCCAAGATTCTTTAGCGGTGGTTGATTGTTGACCATATAAAGCCTGCAGCCTACCAATCCAATTATTTTGTACATCTCCTAAATTTCCGGCAAACATACCATCTGTGTTATTTATTAAATTACATAAATCATAGATTTCTGCTAAGTTTGTTCCATCGTCATCAACGTGAGGGTCTCCAAAGTGACATATTCCAATAGGTCCGTGTAAATTTATTTTAATATCTATTAGTTTTTTATTTTTATAGGCTTGATATTTTTTATTGTATTTTTTATTTCTATATTTAATAATATCTTCAATAGACATTTCTTCAACAGGGATTTCTTGTACTACAAATTCACTTAACTCAACTATTCTAGGTTTTATTGTACTTTTTTGACACTTAGAACAAAAATATCTTTGCTTTTTTTTACCAGTTTTTCCATAAGTCCTCATCCCGTCTTTAGTAATATTATTATTTTCACAATTAGGACAACCTAATAAATTTCCATTATCGTCTTTTGGTGGTTTTTTATTATATTGATTTGGATGTTTTATCATTATTCTATTATTTCAAAATGACATAAATCGTCAAAAGAATTATCAGACGTTGTTCTTTTTTCTTTTCCAGCCATCACATCTTTATCAAGACTTGGAGAAGACCAATCTCCACCCCAGCGAATATTTACACCCATTGAAGCTGCAATCCCTAAAATAAATCCACCAAGCATATGCCAATCATCTCTATTTTCCCAATTTATAGGGTACATTGCAAGATCGACTGCCTTTCCAATACAGTGTTTGCTAAACTTGGTCTTAGATTTTCCTTGCGCCAACAACTCATTTTGTCTTTCTTGAGAGCGTAATCCTTCAATAATTGTAATGTCATAATATTTTACAACTTTTTGCAATACAGATATAAGTCTAGGATCTACTCCCTTAAGTCTTTTCATACTTCTTCGACCAAGTTTTGGCATATTATTTTCTCCAGACCATTTTAATCGCCTCAGATAATACGTCCATACATTCTTTTGCAATTTTCTGCTCTTCTTCTTTTGTCACTTTTCCATCAGCCTTTGCTTCTCTATATGTTTCTGCTACATCCTGCAAAGATTTCAAAAGCATTCTCCATTTAGTTGCAACCATTGTTGCTAATCCACCTAAAATTATTGCGATTAAATACGCCGCATTTTCCCAATTTAACCAATCCATATTATTTTATCTCCTTTAGTGTTTGTTTGATTTCTGCAATGTCTTGAATTATTATATCTAACTTATAATCAATTAGCTCTCTATCTGCCTTTAAATCTAGCTTTTCTTCAATAAGGTCTATATCGTATTGCATAAACCCAAAAGCAAGTGTAACGGAGCAAATAAGAGCGATTATCGTTATAATATTTTCAACTGATATGTTTGTATTTAGTTTCACTTAGCATTTCCATTGATTCGACCTTTTAAATAAGCTAGGTCATCAGATAATTGTCTCCAAAATTCTTCTCTTTTTTCATCAGACTTATTTAACCTATCAATTAATTTAATATTTACTTGCATTGATTGGTCTAGAACATTTTCCATTTTATGAATACTTTGTTTTATTTCTTCTAAATCTTCACTTTGGTCTTTATTTTCTTGTATAAGATTATAGATCATAAATCCAAACAAAAGCGCAATGAACCCCGCACTGCCTAATTGTAAATATAATTCCGCTAATTCAGTCATTCTTCTTACCTTTATATCCAGTTACTTCTTCTTCTTGGCATTTTTTACATAAGCCATTAAAGCGTTTTAAACATTTTTTATTACATATCATACAAATAAAATCGATTAATTTCACTTAACTCTTCGCAACTCTTTGTTAATAAAATAACTATGCTCAATGTCATCTAATTCTACCCATATATCTTCCATCCACCAATTATTAGGTGCTATTTTTTTCTTTTTTTCTTTCCCCATGATAAAGGATTTAAGTTTAATTCCTTTGAATACCATTCTATTTCTTTTTCCATTTTAGCAATTTTTGCTTCTTCGTTTTCTATATGTTTATTGACAAGCTCTTCAATTTCGGTATCAGCAAGTTCAACTCTTCGCTCAAGCTCTCCAATTCTGTTCTCAATTTGTAAGTACGAATAAACAAGCCCAGCAACAAGTGCGAGAGCTTGTAAAGCCCACTTAATATTAATAGAAATAATAGCGTTGTCTGAAACGAGAGTTCCACGATACGACCTTGCCGTTTTAGGTTTGCCATCACTCATACCTCATAACCAGCTACACTCCAACCACTATCACAAGCCAAAAACATAAAGAGCAAAAAAAACAACCCTACAAAAATTATTATTTTCATTAAATCTGTGTAATCTTTATCCATTATAATTCTGTAGCTATTCCATCAATTAATGTGTGTATTCCAACTTTAATTGCACCATGTGTATCATCGTAATGCTTTTTGCATTCCTTATCATAACTGGATTGAGCGGTAATCCAAGAATTAGTTCTTTTTACTACCGCCCCATCACTTGTTACAATATAAGACTTATTCTGAGCATCAAAAGAAACCACCTCATCTTCGCTAAACTTATAAGAAACATTTTCTTTAGTTCTTGGTTTAAAGATGTAGATTTTCTTTCCTTTTGATGACCTTCGAACAAGCATTATTCCTCTTCAGACTCCTCTTCTAAAGATTCCTTAAGGCGACTGATAAATGCTTCCTTTCCAATATTCATTTGGTCTAGGTTAAAAGCAGTTCCAGATATTTTATTCTCTAAATCTGCGATATGATTTACCATTGCTTTTTGCTCATCCGTTAAGTCATCCAACAAATACTCTTTGTCGAATAGGTTCAACTTTTGAGGCTCGTTTTTTTCTTTTTTAGCCATTGTATGCTCCTATTTGGTTATTGATTAAAGTGCTTTTAGATCTTTTTCTAGTTCTTCCCAATCAGCTTGTTCAGACTGAGCTTCAGATGCTCTATCTTTACAAGATTGGATTTCTCTAGCAACTTGTTCTAAGCTATAAGATTGAACTGAGTCATCTAGTGCTTTACCGCTACTAGCATCCCATTGCTTTTTAACTAGTTGTAATTCATCATGTGATAGTTCTGCTTGTGCTTGTCTAACAACATTTCCATCGTCATCTTTGACTTCAGAAACTGCTTTAGAAGTAACAACTTTAGCTTTCTTTACAGACCAGCTTTTAGCAGACTTCATTGCTTTATAGTTTTTCATTTACTTGTCCTCTAATTGTTGTTTGAGTTGTTTTACTTCAGCAGATAACTCTTGAACTGCATTCACTAATGCCCAAATCATAGGTTCTTGATTAGCTGATAACCATTCGCCATCATCTTTAATCATTTCGGGCAAAACTTTTTGTGCTTCTTGAGCAATAATTCCTTGTCTTTTCTTTTTAGAATCATACCCATGAGGATTGTCTTTTTTAAAGTTATATGATACAATTCTTAAATTGTTTATTGCATCTAAACCTACATTCCAACTTTCAATATTTTCTTTTAATCTACCATCAGATGTTGTACTCCAAGCAGAACC